TGTAACGTGCAGACAAAGAGTCATACAAGTTATCTTCGATAGCTTCTTCAGTCAAGCTGAAGCCCAAAGCAATGGTTTCGTGGTTGTATCGAGCAGTCCATGCTTCCTGTGCATTGTCATAGCTGATGGCAGAGCCTTCATTTTTGACTGGTGCGGCAGAGAAGCCAGAGAGTTTAGTCTCTTCTTCGAAGCTACGCTCTGATGTCTCAGTTTCGTAGATCTCTTTGTGCTCTTGATCATAAGTAGCATACTGCAGACCGAACAAAGCGTTCAGACCGGGGAGCAGCTCTTTCAAAAGTTGTGCGCGTGAAATAGCCATGATTTAGCTCCTTATGCTACGTAATAGCGGTGTGCACCGAAGTTGAACTTAACCAACACTTCGGGGGTTTCGACCAATACAACAGTACCGACGACTTGAGTTGTTACCGCAGTCACAGTAAGAGTTGTACTACCAGTGGTTGTTACAGTAGAAGCAGCGCTCAAGGTAGAACCCGTGAACTGCAACTGACCATTAACCAAGTTATATACGTCAGTACCGATTGGCAAGAACGCACCAACTGGCAAACCAGATACAACAACAGAAGTTGCTGAAGGAGCGCCACCAGACACGTATGTGCTTGATAAACTGACTTGTGTATCGGGAACCAAGTTCAATACACGGAAGCCACCACCAGAAGCGTTAGCAGACGCGCCGACAACAGACATGCCACTGTTACCAGTAGATGCAGAGCCAGTTTGTGTGCCGCCAGCCATGTTAGCGCCAACGAGAATTGAAGAAGCTGAACCAATAGTTGTACCACCAGCGGTAGTAGTAACAGCGACTTTCATCACTTGGTCAGGATCATCACCAATAATTGCCGTAATATCGCCAGCAGTAACATTACCGGGGTAATACTGGGCGAATTGACGTTGCTTAGTCGTAGGGTTTGTGTAATAGCAACCCAAGAACACACCGACCGTTGTATTGGTAGTGCTAACGGGGTAAGTTGCAATCACAACATAACCAGCTGACAAAGTAACCAGATCACCGTAATACATTGCGGTGCCGTAGTTGTACTGGATAGGTAGGTTACGAGTAGAACCCGCAAATACCTGTCCACCGATCAGATTGACCGGTTTAACGCCGTAAGGGGCGTCAATAGTGGGATAAGCCATAAAAGACTCCTATTTAAATTTAAGTACCTTTACCAAAGCTAGACGAAGATTTATTCTCCCTAAAGAGAGGCATCCGCGCATCACTTTGACGCATTAGATTGTTGTCTACAGCTTCCGTCTGAGATTGTGTCAACTTGTTAAAGTGCGTATTACGCTGTTCCACAAACTCTTTCGGGGTCTTACAGAGTAACAACCCGCCAATTTCAACATTGTCTTTGTATCGACTTGCTGGATCGGCTAACAGTCTAAATTTTGGCTGCTCTTCTAAAGTAACTGGCTCCCAGCCTTCGCGCAATTTGCTTGAAAGGTTACGAGGGTCAGCTGCATTCAAATTAGCAACACGAATCCAACGATAAGCGTAGTCCGGGTGCTTGTCTGGTTCAGGTAGAAGTTCAGCTTGCTGCCACTGTTTAGGACGTTCAGCCATCAATCTATCTTCAAGTTCACGCGGTTTTCTGTTTTCAGCCATTATTGGCCTCCATTTCGAGTTTCGCCTTGGCATATTGCTCGGGCGTTAAATTTAATTTTTTGGCCAAGCTCATTTCAGACGGATTCAAACGAACCCTCTTAGGAGCAGTTGACCTTGTAGCCGGTGCTACCACCGAGCTTTTGCGAGCGACTGGGCGCTCATTTTGTTCCGCTTCTTCCTCAAATCTCTCTGGGAATCGCCTGCGGATAGTGGCGTCTATCTTTCGATAATACTCTTGTGATGAAACCTGAACACCTTCGCGCTTGAGCTTTTCATGGAGCCCCAGAGCCAAGCTGGTCATCTCTTCATCTTCTCCGAACCACGTATTTTCCTGTTGCCATGCTTGCGCGCTGGGGTCAGGACGGAACTGTGGTGCCGGCTGTGGTTGCATTTGTACAGGAGTTTCTTCCTCTTGTAAAGCAGGTGGCCGAAAATTCTTTACTTTTTCGGTTTTAAGGGTTGCTTGGGTAAGACGCTCTTGCGCTTCCATCACCTTATCAGTGTCGCCAGAATCATAGGCTTCACGGTACGCGCGCTTGGCCGCATCCATCTCCATAGCCACAGCTTTCTGAACGCTCATAAGCACGTTCTTCTCGCTGTTATTTAGGTTGGACTTAAGACGATTGTTCTCTTGCATCATCTTCTGAGCAAAGGCAATAGCCTCTTGTTGCTCGCGCAAAGCGTTCTCTTTCTCACGGCGTTCTTCGTGAGCCAGCCTCTTCATCTGAATTAGCTTCTTTTTAACTTTGGTAGAGTAGTCTTCGAGCTCATCGTTGTACAGCTCTTCTTTGACTTTCTCTTCCATGGGAGGCTTATTGCGATCCTCCGCAGGAGTGTTGTCTTCTACGTCAATGATGATCTGTTCATCAGTTTGATCGTCTTCAGTGGTGACTTTTACGTCATCCTGTTCGTCTGGGAATTTAAAAGTTTCAGCCATGTTGTTCCTTATTTACGGCGAATACCGCGAGGATCATCTACTACGCCTTCAACAGAATCGTCATTGATCACACGGAATTCCTTGCCGTGGATGACCAGTCGTGTTCCTGAATTAGGTCTAATCAAGATAAAGTCACCCTTCTTGCAGTACGGGCCTGATGGGAATCGGCTTGCGTCCTTATAGCAGTCTGGGCCCATGTCTACTACGAATAACACAGTAGTCAGGGTTTCCTCAATCATGAGAGTTTCTTCCGCTTTTACGAGTCCGGACTCTCCGTATTCTTTTTCTATCTCAGGGATAGCACAAAGAATTCTGTAACCAGATGGGCGGGGAAGTTGTTTAGCCTTCTCCTCTGGCTTTGTGTTCAAGATCTTGGATAAATCCACGGCCTTGGTTATGTCGAGATTTGAAATCTCACTCGTCATCGTCATTGTGAGTAATTCTTTCCTGTAGGTCTATGATGTATAAACGTGCAGTGAGTAGACCTTTCACCTCTCCACACATCCTTCTGTACTCCGCATAGTCTTCAGCCTTGCCATCGGCTATTGACATTTGGAGTTGAGATACTTTGTCATCTATCTTTGACGATAGAAGTTTTAAATATTTATCGACCATTGTTACGTCCCTTTATAAGATCAGCCAACATACGGCGTTTCTCTGTGTCCGTATCAGCCGCCAAACTCATTTGGTTTTTCTCCATGTCAGCTTGAAGCCGAGCCATATCAATCTCCTTTTGGGTCATGATGCGCTCGCGCTCAATCTGCTGCTGGGACTGCTTAAGCTGGGCGTCAGTAGCATCTTTCTGCGCCTTACGCTGAACCTCTTGCCCCTTGAGCTGTAGCTCTGCTTGTTGCATCTGGATCATTGGATCCTGTGCCATCTGGGCATTCTGAGCTTGCTGTGCCTGTGACTGGTTGAGCTGCAGCAGCTGCGCGCCGGCCTGTGCAATCAACCTAGACAACTGAACTTCAACATCCTCTGGCAACTTCTCTTCTGGAGGTGGTAATGGCACACCCATCTGTTGCTCAATCAATTGTCTATAGTGGAAGCCTAAGTGTTCGGCAATGTGTGCCTGCAATGCCGCCATGATGACGTTGGCTTGTGGATTTTGCCCAATGGTCTTCATAATCAATGGGTCTTGCATAAACATTTGGTGCGCTGCAATGTGGGCTTGTTGGTCTTGGTAGATAAAAGCTTTCATTGGTTGACCCTTCAAAGCGTTCATATTCTCTGTGATTGGGTCTTTTGGAAGCTCATCATCAGGTAAAGGCACCAACTTTTGGGCGTTTTTAATACCCAAAACATCCAGCATTTGCCTATGTAACTGCGGTAAATCATAGATCTGGGGCGCCATTTGAGCCAGCTGGATTACCGCTTGATACTGAACAATCTTCTGCGCCATCGTGGCAGCGTTTGGATCTGATACAGGAATAACATCAACTAAATCGTAATCGGATTGTTTGGCTTTGCGGCTGCCTTCTTCTGGTTCGTATGAATACTCTGGAGGAGTAAAGTCTTTAATAATGTCGCGCAAAAGCTTAAGTTCTTGCTTAAACGAGTAATGAATACGCGCTTGAACAGCCGTCATTACCTTTAAAGTACGCTCAAGAATTGCCAGTGTAGTACCCACTGGTGAATTGGCCGACATATCAGCCACTTGGATGTCAGCAGCCGAAGCAAACTTGCGTCCTTCGTCAACAATCTTATCTAACAGACCAGCCAAAACCTGTGATGGCTCTTTATACGGCAGAGCCATGATGTTCTCGGCAATAGTCCCACTCGGTACGTCAACATCGCGCCACTCAGCTGGTCCAATAGGCGTATCGTCACCTTTAACCCTAAGTCCTCGGGTCTTAAAGCCGCCGGGAAGGTTGGCCAGTGTCCCTGCGTCTACCAATTGACGCAAAATAGACGTACCAGACTTGGCAAACGCGCCTACTAAGTGAATTAAACCAAAACAATAAAATCCAAAACCGGGAACGTAGCCATAGTGAACGTAATGCTGGCGCTTTGTGTGAAGTTTGTCGCCTTCGTTCCAGTTTCTGCGGATGGCCAGACACTTGCTGCTGCCTTTTTCAATCGTAACAATGTAAGGCAGGGCAATACCCGTGGGTTCTCCGTCTTCATCCTTGTGCTCGTAACCTTCTAAGTCCAAATTAACGTTGATCTCAAGAAGTTTGTAGCGATCATCCGATGTAGCTCTAAAACCCATCTTCTCGGCGATCTTTTTCTCTACATCGTCAAGGTTATTGTTGGGCTCACCCAGTTCTATGTCGGCGTAAAAGCCTGCAACCTGTAGTTTTCTTAGATCGTTCTCTGTTTTACGCATTACATGGGTAACGCGAGGGCTTGTATTAAGATCAGAGGCGCCATATGGGACAACCAAGTCTTCGGCAGGGACAAAAATAGACGTCTGGCGGTCTAGGTTTGGATCAAAGTAGACTTTCTTGAACGCATTTCCTGATAATCCCAGTCCCCAAACCATTCTTTCGTGCTCTGGGCGGAACTCTGTCATTACATCCGTCAGTTGATAGTTCATATCATCCTGAACTCGGATGGCAGCGTCTTTTTTCTCTTGGGTTTCTTTGCCAATGATCTGAGTCTTCACCGGACCAGCGGCGGGAAACGTGCTCATCATGATCTCAGCTTGGAATTTAACCAGTGCTTCAGACAATAATGGGTGGTAGACACCGCAAGCACCAATCCAAGGGTCTGCTCGCTCTTCAATTTTCATCCCCAAGAGCTCTAAACCATCTACATAGGTCTGCATCCAGTCTTTGCGTGAGTTAACATCATCGTCAAAGTCACTAACAAGGTCAGTCACTATCCCAGCAACTACGTTATCAGGCAAAAAATCAACAAGGTTGGCGTCAAAATCCTCGTCTTCACCACCCATTAACTCGATTTCTATCCCATCCATCTCAATAGTGACAGACTCTGGGTCTTCAATTTCAATCTCAATGGCAGGCTCGGCACCCATAAGACCTTCTAAACCCTCTGGGGCGGCGTACAGTGATTTTTCAATGGACATATGTATCCTTAATAATAAGAAACTTTGCGTCTGAACGAGCGAACTTCATCTTCTTCGTCAGTCTGCAATCGAATAAACCCGCCTTTTCTGAACCTTATCAGAGCCTGCGTGGAGGAGTCAACTAAGTCATCATGGTCAGAGTTGGGGAATGCCGCCATCTCCTCCATTAACTCATCAGCCCACCTTGTAGGTGGCGCCCAAACCTTACCACTGGCAAACAAATCAGATACAGAATTGATCCTTACCATCTTATCATTACCCCTAGACGGCGTAAACTCTTGAACAGGTATCCCCATTGCTCGCAGCTCATAAATCAAAGGTGCCCCAGAAGCTTTGGCCTCAACGATAAAAGCATCCGGCTCCCATTCTTTGTAGTGGTTAAACGCTTTCTCTTTTAATTCAGGGAACTCCATCCTCTTTTTAAACGCATCCAAAAGAATCACATTGGCATCGTTTTTGTTTTCGTTAAGATAAAACACGCCCCAAGTCGTACACGCCGAATAGTCTGATCTCTCGTTCTTAGTAAAAGCAGTATCCCAAGACTGGATCACAAACTCACACTTAGGCGGGTCTTCTTGTGTCCACTCCTTCCACCACTCCCTTTTAACAATAGCTCCTTGCTCACTGGTAGGACTTTGTTGATATTGAGCGTTCCACTTAGAAGCTGGCAGTTCAGACTGTAGGGCGTGGAGCTCCTCAATACTCCAGAACTCTGGCCATAAGGGATTACCCGATGGAAGGATCGCAGGGAAGTCAATCACCTCCCAATCATCATTGCCGTCTTTGTCCATTGAAGACTGAAGGATCCTACCTGTCAGATCCCTTTTAGCCCAGCGCGTCATCACAACAATAATCGCCCCGCCCGGCTGCAAACGTTGCCGTGGGCCAGATGTGTACCATTCGTAGACTTTATCAAAGACAGAGTTGTCCCCTGCAGCCAAAGCGGCTTCTTGCTCGGAGTGGGGATCATCAATGATTAAAAGGTCAGCGCCCTTACCCGTTACAGTTCCCCCAACACCAATCGCAAAGTATTCTCCATTCTTATTGGTAGACCAACGTCCCGCCGCTTTACTGTCTGACCTCAAATTAACATTAGGAAATATCTTAGAGAACGGCTCACTGGCTACTAAGTTACGAACTTTACGGCCAAAGCCCACAGCCAACTCTGCTGTGTTCGAACACTGAATGATCTTCTTACTAGGGTCCCGTCCCAAGAACCAAGCCGGCAGCATATAGGATGCAAACTCAGACTTTGTATGCCGAGGTGGCATATTGATGATCAGGCGCTTAATCTTCCCCGTGGCGATCTCTTCAAACTTCTTAGCCATCACTTTATGGTGGCGTCCGTCAATGAACCCCGGCCACATCGCATGGGCAAACTTTAAGAAATCATCAAAGGCTTCTTCCCTTTGTTGGCTGGCCTCTAAAGCGTCAAGGTCATCAAGGTAAGCGGCCTGCTCATTGGAGGGTAGGGTAAAAAACTTCTTAGCAGA